GCCTCTGGCTCAAGAATCTGCCAAAGATAACGCCGACCGACATCGTAGTGCCGGAGTGGGCGATGAATCCAGACGGCACGACAAACTTTTCAGCGAAGGGGAAGCGCGACAATCCCACGCACTTCCCGACGGGGCGAATCAGAGTCCTGAAAGGCGCGCAGCGCGAACAATGGGAAAGAATCCATCGGTGTCCGCCCGGCCTTGACCGATGGAAAATCCGCAGCAAAACCTATCCGGGAATAGCGGCGGCGTTCGCAAAACAGTGGACGCTCGCAACGCGCCCTAACAGTGTGTTAAGCGACATCCCCGCCAAAACCGAATTCGCCAATGACGCCGCCCCCTGACATGGACGAAGACTCCCGCAAATTTGCCGCTTTGCTCGACGCGCCGGGCGGGTATGACGCCGCCGTGAAGTTGTTTAATCCTCCGCTGCATGTCTGCTTGCCCGTGCCCACGGTGGGGCAGTTGCGCGGTCTGGTCCGCGCGCGCGGCTACGCGGGCGTGGTGGACGTGTTTCGCCAGCGCCGCGAAGCCATTGAGCGCGAGCGGGCTGATCCTTACCGCTACGGCTGGCGGCCGGATTGCTGGAAGGATGCGGATGAACTGCTGGCCGAGGTGGTGTTGCTGGCCATCTTTGGCGGCAACCGCTCTTCCAAGACCACTTACGGGGCTTACTCTGGCGTGCGGAAACTGGTGGAGAAGGCTGGCAGCATCGTGCTGTGGCTGCATGAATCCGGCCCGACCAGCATCGACGTGCAGCAGAAGGAGGTTTTTAAGTTCCTGCCGCCAGAATGGAAACGCCTTCTGAAAACGAACGTCACCAACATCAGCTATTCGCAGAAGAACGGTTTCACCGAGAATAAATTTGTGCTGCCGAACGGGAGCATGGGCGTCTTTGGCAGCTACAAGCAGGACATCGGAGATTACGAGGGTCTGGAGTTTGACCAGATCAATGCGGACGAAGGTTTGCCCTTGAACTGGCTGCGGACGCTGCTCTTTCGTCTGGCCACGCGCGCGGGCAAGATGATCTGGAGTTACACGCCTTTGCACGGCATCACGCCAGCGGTCAAGGAAGTGGTGGAGGGTGCCACCACGGTGCAGTCTTTGCCGGCGGAACTCTTGCCCGCTGATCAGGTTCATGTGCCGGATTGTCCCGCCGGCCACATGCCCTACATTCAAACGTCCACCTGGCCTCGCGCCAAAATAATCTATTTCCATTCAAGGATGAATCCGTTTGGCGGCTACGCCACGATCAAGCAGCTCCTGGAGCCGCTGGACCGGACGCAAGTCGAGCGGCGCGCTTACGGCTATGCGCGCAACACGATCCGAACTCTCTTCCCGCTGTTCGGCGCGCATAACATCATCCGCGCTGACCAGGTGCCGGCCAATCTCACGCGCTATCTGCTGGCTGATCCCGCCAGCGCGCGCAATATGTTTCTGACCTGGTGGGGCGTGGATGCGCGCGGGCACGTTTACATTTACCGGGAATGGCCGGATGAAATTCGGCACGGGGCTTGGGCGGAGGCGAGCGAGGTGGCCCGGTTGTTTGACGGCCAAGCCGGTCCCGCGCAGCCCACGCTCGGCTACGGCGTGACGGATTACAAACGGTTGATCATGGAGGAGGAGGGCCATCATTGGGACCAGCACACGGGTTGGCGGCTGGACGGCGAAACGATTGAGCAACGGCTGATGGATGCGCGCGCGGGTCGGCAGCAAAGCATTGCCGATAACGAGGGTGGCAGCGCGTTGTTTGACCGTTTCCGCGAGGAGCATGTGGATCGGCAAGGCTTGGTGGACGGGCCGCTGGTGGACTTCATCGCGGCGCCGGGCTTGAGCGAAGACACGGGCATCATGGCGATCAACGATCTGCTCGCCTACAATCCGCAGCAGCCCATCACCGCGCATCTGAACGAGCCGCGCTTGCACATTGTGCAGAGCTGCACCCAAACGATTTGGGCGCTGAAAAATTACACCAAGCACGATGGTGAGAAAGCGGCGTGCAAAGACCCCATCGACAATCTTCGCTACGGCGCCACGGCGCAACTGTATTGGAACGATCCGAAAGCGGTCTTGAGCCGGGGTGGAGGGAGTTACTAATGACTCTTTACCCTTACCAGCAAGAATTGTGTGCCGGCGTTTTGGCGGCGCTAGAGCGTTCCAAGCGCGTGGTGATGGCCAGCCCGACCGGCAGCGGCAAAACGGAGATGGCTATTTACGGGATACTTCCCCATCTGCCCCAGCCGGTGTTGTGGATCACTCACCGGATTGAGCTGGCCGCGCAGGCGGCCGGGCAAGGCGCTGCGCTCTCGGTGCAAAGGAACCGGTTGAAGGCGTCACAGATGGCGTGAAAGGAACAAATGAAACCAACCCCTGAGCAACACGCAAAGATTATAGCCATTCACACCAACAATGAACTGGACATGGCCATTCTCATTCGCCGCCTCTGCCGCGTGATCACAAAGCACGACGCGCACAACACAGTGAGAGCGGGCGCATTGGATTTTTTGCATCGAAAAGGATTTGGCGGCTCGCCGCTCAAAGGAACAAATGAAACCAACCCCTGAGACGGACGCGGAAGAAGCTAACGACAACGGCGACACCAAGCCGCTGTTTGAATTCGCCCGCACAACGTCAAAGGCCGATGGGACGCTGATGGCTCTGAGTGCCAGTGGTGCAAAACCTGGAAGGAAATCCGCGCCACCGTAGCAGCCGACGCAGAACTTAGCGACAGCCGCCCTAACAACAGAACAACCTAGCAAAAATGAAAATAGAAATCTCAGATAAACAAGCTTGCGTCATCATCACCGCGCTCGACCATTACTCCCGCATCGGCATGGGCCAGCTTGAAACGATTGCCGACGCGCTTTGCGAACTGCGACCGCGCCTGGGCATAGACCGATGGGATATTGTTGAATACACTGACGCGCTGAAATTGAAGCTGCTGGATTTTCAACGCGGCTCGTGCAACGGAATCTGTTCGCCGGACGTTTCGCCACTGGCGAAAATCGCCTACGACCTCCAATGCGTCATCCGCGCCGACATTGCCAAGCGCGAGAATCACCCGCGCTCAAGCGTCTGGCACGGCCCGCCGTTGCACACCTGCAAATCAGAACCGCTGGCCGTTGTGCGCTGATCTTAACATGAATCAATGAAACCGTTTTTCCTTCGCTGGTTGGGCGTTTAAGCTACCGGGAGATTGACGCCAGCCAACCCTTGATTGAAAGTTTTCTTGAATTATGACCTCAAATTATTCTTCGACGGGCGAATCGGTTTCTTTGGCGGTCGCGGATGACGCGCCGCGCGTGGGCGAGCTGAACAAGGAATTCCAACGCTGCGGCACGACCGGGAACTATTTGCACCGCGTGGAAGGATCGGAAGCGATCCGCTTGGCGCTTTGGGATGGCCAGAGTGATGACGGCCTCAAGCACGCGGAAAACATTGCCGAGGGCAAAAACGTGTTTCCTTGGGAGGGCGCCTCGGATGCGCGGGTGTTTCTGGCGGACAGCGTGACCAACGAGAACGTGGCGGTCAAGACGGCGGCGTTCTGGCGCGCGGAGCTGCGCGTGCAAGGCGAGCGGCCGGAGACGTTGGGAAGCGCGGCCACGGCCACGGCGTTCATTGACTGGCTGATCAATTCCAAGCTGCGCCGCCGGCTGATGGCGGAGGTGGCGCTGGCCGCGCAGTTTGAGGAAGGCTGCGGTTATACCGGATTGCACGTCACCTGGGAGCGTGAGGTGGGGATGCAAAATAAGATTTTCAAGATGGAGGAAATCATGCAACTGGCCCAGCAGCTCGCCGCCGTGCCGCCGGAGCAGATGCCGCCGGAGGAGGCTGCTCAAGCGCAGATGTTCGCGCAGTTGCCGATCTTGATTTTAGATCCCGCGCTGGAAGAGGCGGCGGTGGAGGTGGTGAAAAGTTTGTTTGCCCAATTCGTGCAGCAAAATCTGCCGGAGGGAGTGCAGTTTGAGGAGTTGCAAAAACTTTCCACGACGCGCGGCCGGCAGGTGGTGCGCTCTTTGCGAAATGATGGGGTGGCCGAGCTGCCGATGCCTTTCCTCGCCCGGAACGAGCCAAGCATCATCGCGCTCAAACCGTGGCGGGACATTATTTTCCCGCCGGAAACGATGGACATTCAGAAGGCTCGCGTGATCTTCATCCGGCAGTTTATGACCGAGTGGGAGCTGCTGGCGATGGAGCGCGGCGCGGGCTGGTATAAGGATTGGATCGACGCGGCGATCAAGACGAAGGGCAAAACTTCCCTCTGGTCGCAAAACAACAACACCACCAGCCTCACCTATAGCTACCAGGCTCTCGATCAACGAACCGACTTGGTGGAAGTCGTGTGGGCCTACCGTAAGACGGTGGATGAGGACGGGGTGGCCGGGGTGCAATACACGGTCTTTTGTCCGCACGTCGGCTCGGGCGATTCTTCGGCTCGTGAATTGTGCGCGCAGCACGGCTCGCTGGATTATCCGCACGGCGACTATCCGGTGTGCGTGAATTCCCGTGAGCTGCTGGACCGGCCGATTCAGGCCAGCCGCAGCACGCCGGAAATTCTCCGCACCACGCAGCAGGAGGAGAAACGGATGCGCGATGGTCTGGCGGATCTGGCCAGCCTGGCCGTGGTGCCGCCAATTAACATTCCCAAAGGGACGATGGGCCAGATGATGAAGTTCGGCCCGGCGGTGCAGAACATGGTTACGCCGGGCCGCGAGCCAACCTTCATGCACGTCCCCACCGGCGGGATGCCGCTGGCGCTGGAACACATCAAAAGCCTCCGGTCTGAGGTGGACACCTATTTTGGCCGGTTCTCCGCCCAAGTGCCGGCGCAGCTTTCGCAGTTGATGATGGAGCCAAAGGTGCGCGCCTTCCTGCAAATGTGGGCGGACGCGCTCTGGCAAGCCTGGCAACTGGCCTCCACGTTCGCGCCGGATCTGGTCAAGCAAGTCACGGGCGACACGGAGTTCAAGGCCGGCCCCGGCGGCGGCGAGTATGATTTTGTCCTGCATTTCGATGTCGGCCAACTGCACCCGGATTTGCAGGTGATCAAGATGAAAGCGTTCATGGAGCTGGTGCCCACAGATGCGGGCGGCGTGATTGACCGTGCCAAGCTCACGCAGGTTCAGGCGCGCATGATCGACCCGGTGCTGGCGCGCGAGATCGTGCAGCCGGTGGAGACGGCCAGCGCGGGCTTGTTCAAGAAAATTCACGACGACGTGCTGGGCATGGCGGCCGGCAACGAGGCGCAATACGCCGACGCGAGCAACGATCCTGCCGCGCCGACCAAGATGCAGTATTTCCAGCAGATCGTGCAGGCCAACCCGAAATATCAGCAGGCATTATCCCCGCAGGGGGATGGTTTGTTCCAGGAGCTGATGAAGAAATATGCGGAAAATTTGCAGCAAGGCGAGGTGCAGCAGCAAAACAAACAGGTCGGCAGAATCGGCGTGAGGCCGATGAACCAAAACACGCAGCAAGGCTAAGGAAACACGATGCCCGAAGAAATCATCAACCGCGAAGAACAAGAGGCGCGCGCCGCGTTTTCGACCATGCCCGCCACGGGGCCGCAATGGCGGGCTATTCGATGGTTCGTGTCGGACCAGCTCCAAATCGAAACTTGCTCGGCGTTGCAG